AGCTTTCGGCGTGACTGGTCGTGTATCGTGATGCACGTAGCCGTACAGCCCACGATACGGGCCCCCCCTGGTAACTCCGCCAGCGGTTCAGGGGTTAAACGGTGTTGCGCTCGGGCTGAGCGAGACACCAAGGAGACGATCCATAACGGGCTGCAGCTTGTTCGGCTCAGGTTTGGCTTGCCATACTCTGAGTTGCCGGACTGCTGCCCGTCGGAATTGGGCCGTTTCCTTTCTTTTCTTTTGCTACAGGGTAAGGAGCGGACCTCTGTAGCTTTTCCCAGGCGCGCCCTGGGAGGCGACCTACTCTCACTCAGTAGGTTGAGGCGACACGAACGCTGGGAGCTTGCTCACAGCGTGGCGTCGATAAAGCGCAACCTGCCTTCGGGTTGCAGTCGCCACACTCCGTCAGTACGCCAGCAGTGGGAAGCTGGCGTGCTCTCTCAACCCCCCCCCCCCAATCCTGAGTATCTAGCACACGTCCGGCGTGTGTGTACTCAACTCTTCCCTGCTTGTTGGGATCGAAAGTATGGTGACTTCGTCGGTCGTCATCTTCCGAACCCTTCTGCACGTGAGTGCAGAGAGCGTGCTGACCGCCTTTGGGCGGGGCGCAGGGATGAGTTCCTTACCGCGACTACTGAGGAGATGGTTGCCGGCTCTGTCGGCTACCAGGGTGAGTTCTCAGCGCGGTACAAGGAGGTCCAATCTGCGGGCAAGAAGCGTTCTCTCCTCATCTTTGATGAGGGGGTGGACCTTCTTGCCCCGTTGCATTCCCTGGTGTACTCACACCTGCAGAAGACAACGGATTGGCTCCTTGTCGGTCCTCCGACCGAAGGAAGGATGGCATCTGTCTGTGTCAATGCGTGCCAGACCTCGGTAGATCTGGTAGCGGCAACTGACGGGCTCGCTCATCTCGAGAGCGATGCAATCCTCGACGCTCTTTTCTTCACCTCGGTGAAGATACCTAGGAGCATACGTCGCCTTGCGTATGCGTCCCTACGGCCCAGCTTTGTTGGTGCTGATGGTGAGCGTAAGAGGGTCCGCCATGGACAGATGATGGGGTCCTACCTCTCTTTCCCTCTCCTCTGTATTCATTCTTACTGTGCTGCCTCTTGGGCGGCACGGTTTGATGATACAGCCCGGTTCCTCGTCAATGGGGATGACTGTGTCATCTCTGCCAGTCGAGGTATCACCGTGCGGGACTACCCCTCTGGGTACCGGCTCAACGATGATAAGACTATCCGGGCGGAGAATGTTGTCGAGGTTAACTCGACAGCATTTCTTCGTAGGGGAGGGCGGTGGCGTGAGGTACGTCACCTTAGGAGAGGAGGAGCTCTTTCCGATTACCCAGGGATGCGCCATATGGCCTCGGCCGTTATGGTTAGTCCCGCGTGGGAGGTCGCCTTTCAGCGGGCGAGAATCGGAAGAGCGTGGGGTTTCATGCCCTCTCAGCTGGGTCATACGACCTACCCCGCCTATTGTAGGGAGCGGGGGATGGTGAAGAGTCGTCACTCGACTACTCTCCCCGACAAGGCCCCTTTGGCCTTGTCACCATTGCTAAGGCGGATCTCGGGGAGAGATCCGTCGCCCGTGGAAGTTGAGATCCTCAGATCTCACTTTTGGGTACACGGGCGAGAGGGCGGATTGAAGAGAGATGTATATGCTCCGTCCCGCGGGCATATACGTCGGACATACTGTTACAGGGCCCGGCCCTGTAAGTCTCAACTCAGTTTTGTCGGCTGGTTGGGGCCGAAGTCAAGGTTCCTTCGCAGAAAGAACCCCTGTTTCTTCCTCCTCCCTGAGGAGGCGGGAACAGAAGAAGAAGAGGAAGGACTCCTTCTGTTGGATCTCTGGCGCCAGGCCTTTGATTCGCTGGTGAAGGAGTGAACAGTTCCGGTGGTTTTCCACCGTCTCACGGCCGGTTGTGTGTCGGCCACACGTGCTCTCGGGTTAGGCGGGCTTAACTGGCCTGCAGGTGGTCCCTTCCCGGGTCTCGAGAGGGTAAAGTCAGGGCACTTATAAAGAGTCCAAGTACCTCTGCATACCTCGGTATGTCTCCCCGAATTAACCGCTCGGGGGTGGCGGGTGCTACTTGGTGGAGTGTGACCTCTCCTTGTGTGTTACCGATTCGTCGCGGGGTGCTCTGCACAGGACGACCGGGCTACGCCTCCTTACTGCCGTCGGGGCAGGTGGAGAATTTTAGCGTCG